AGGCGCAAACGCTTTTTATGGCGATTGGGCGCGGCAACCCCGCTTGGGGCGATACCCCTCCACCGGAATCTGTCACCGCCACGGCGCTTATGGACGAGGTGCTGCGCCGCCGCGTGACCGAGGTGTATTTTGTTACGCCCGATCCGGACGGCGAAGTGTCGCTGGCCACCGGCCGCTACCGCATCAGCACCACCCCGACGCAGCACCTTTTCGTGCGCTGCAAGTTCGACTTCCAGGATGCCGCTGGGGTGGTGCTACGCGAGCAAGCGATCTTCGTCGGCACGCAGACCGATCCGAACTTGCCCCCTGGGCAGATGGTTTTCACCCCGGATCAGGTGATCGACCCTGGCGTGCTACTCTTGATCGAGCACTCGCCCCCAATTCACCGCCAGGCCTCCACGCGCGAGACCTTCGAGTTTGTCATTACCTTCTAAAGCCAAAGGAGCCCCAAGATGCTAGAGCGATACTACAACCGGTTCGACCCGACAAAACGTTGGAGCGAGCTGCTCTTTCGCGCAGGCGATGGCTTGCAATCTGCGGAACTCAACGAGATACAGGCCGTCCTCAAGCACCGCCTACGCTCGGTCGCCTCTGCCGTGCTGAAAGACGGCGACATCGTGGCGGGCGGCGAGATTGTCGTCAATCCTGACACCGGTGCAGTAACTTGCGCTGCAGCGCGCGTCTATCTCGCCGGTGCAGTGCATGAGGTGCCGCAAGCACAGTTCACCATCCCCGTGACCGGCCGCGTGACCTTGGGCGCGCGGCTCAGAAGCACCGTCATCACCGAGGTCGATGATGCCAGCTTGCGCGACCCGGCTGTAGGTACGCGCAACTACCAGGAGCCAGGCGCGGGACGCCTGGTCGAGACTGCCGCTTGGGGCTTTGTTGCTGACAATGCCTCAGACGGTGGCCAGGGAGAGTTTTATCCGATCGCTACCGTGATCGATGGCGTGCTGCAAAACCGCGATCGTCCACCGGCCTTCGATGGCGTCACGCAGGTCATCGCCCGCTACGACTTCGAGGCCAACGGCCACTACATCGTTTCGGGCTTTGGCGTATCGTTCCTGGGGCGCAACAATGACGGGAAACTGGTCTTCCAGGTCAAGGCAGGGGTTGCCAACGTTTTGGGCTACAAAGTCGAGCGCGCGCACGACGAGCGGCTGCTCATGGATTTTGACCCGGACATCCGGCGCGTGCTCGCCGAGCCGACCGTCTTTACCCCCAATGCGCAAGGCAGGATGCGCATCAACCTGAACTTCCATCCGCTACATCAGGTGGTGCGGGTGCAAGGCACGCGGCGCAAGACGGCCAACATCACGCACGGGGTGTTCTCCGGTGCCGCGGATACGCTGCCCGATCCTGCCGTGGTGCAGGTTCTTGAAGTCAAACAAGGCTCGACCGTCTATCAGGCGGGGACGGACTACACGGTCGCTGGCAACGTCATCAACTGGGCACCAGCTGGGGCCGAGCCCGCGCCAGGCTCGAGCTACACTGTCACCTACGACTATATCGACCAGGTGACACCGACGGCGATCGACGAGACCGGCTTTACCGTCGAGGGGCTGGTCTCCGGGACGCTTGTGCAGGTGGACTACGACTGGCGCATGCCGCGGATCGATGCGCTTGCCATCGACCGGCAGGGGATGATCCAGCGCATCAAGGGCGTGTCGACGGAGCGCAACCCAACGCCGCCCTCGGTGCCGACGGAACTCTTGCGCCTGTGTGATTTGAGCCTGACTTGGACGGCAGATGCTCCGGTACGGGTCATCGCCTCTGGCGTGCGCGCGGTGCCAACGGCAGAGATCGAAGCGATGCGCGCCGACATCGGGCGGCTCTTTGAACTGGTGGCGCGCGACCGACTGACCGCCGACATCAGCCTCCGCGAACCGGCAGCAAAGAAGGGTATTTTTGCCGACACATTCCGCGACGATACCCAGCGCGACATGGGTATCGAGCAGAACGCAGTGGCCGTGTTGGGCACGCTCATGGCCCCGATCGCTGCCACCGTCCTTGGGCCGTATCTGCCGCAGCCAGCAACGCTCAACCATACCTACCGCACGGTGCTGGAGCAGACGGCACGCACGGGCAGCATGAAAGTTAATCCTTACGCGGCGGTGTTGCCAATGCCGGCGCGGGTGACGCTGACGCCATCGAGCGACTTTTGGACCGAGTTTCAAACCAACCAGCTCGCTGCGATAACTGAGACGATCGTGCAAGGCCAAGGCCCCTTCGTATGGAGTAGCACGACACGGATCACTGAGGAGATCTCCCGGGTCGAAGAGGCGATTCCGACGCTGCGCCCGATCACGGTGGCGGTGCGCGCAGAAGGGTTCGATCCGAACGAACTGGTGCGGGCAATGCGCTTTGACGGCATTGCTTTGGCGGTTCCGAACAACCTGAGAGCCAACGCCCAGGGGGTGGTGCAGACGCAGTTCACCATCCCGCAGAATGTGCCCGCCGGGGTGAAGCGCTTCGAAATCGAGGGAGACGTTGGCAGCTTAGGCGAAGCCCTGTTTGAAGGGCGCGGAACGCGCGTCGTCATTAACCAGCGCGAGCGGGTGACGACGGTTATCCGGCGGTCGTGGTGGTGGTGGGACCCGCTGGCGCAAACCTTTGTGCTGCCGCAGGCGCAGCAAATCGGCGCAGTTGAACTGTGGTTCAAGGAGCGTGGCACTAAGCCCGTGACGATACAGATACGCGAGACCATGGCCGGGGTTCCCACCCGCACGGTACTGGCTGAGGCGCATATCGCCAACGCGCAAATCCAAACCACGGGCGCCACGCGCATCGTGTTCCCGACGCCGGTGTGGCTGCAAGCCGGGGTTGAGTATGCGCTCGTGGTGCTCACCGATGACACCGAGACAGCGCTTGAGATCGCCGAGCTGGGCAAATGGGACTCGGCCAACCAGCGCTGGGTGACGAGCCAGCCGTACCAAGTGGGCGTGCTGCTGTCGTCGTCCAACGCATCGACCTGGACAGCGCACCAGGATAAAGACTTGGCCTTCCGGCTGCTGGGGGTCGACACGAGCGAGGCCAGCCGCAGCGTCACGCTTGCCACCGACGTGCAGGTCAGCGACGTCACCGATATTCTCGTCTTAGGGCAAATTGAGACGCCGGTGACGGGCACGGAGGTCGTTGTGCGTCTGACGCTCGAAAATGGCCGGGTCTTTCGCGTCCCGGTCGGGGTGACGGTGAGCCTCCCTGCGCGCTACAGCGGCAAGCTCTCGGCGGCGCTGGAGCTTACAGGCACCGACACCGCTACCCCGGTGGTGTATGCCGATTGGCAGATCGTCGTAGGGACGCTGGCCAACAGCGCGTCTTACATCAGCCGCGCGATCCCGGCAGCGGCGTCGTTTGCGGCACGGGTAATCGCCGAGGTCTTTGCGCCTGGCACGGCCAGCGTCACGGCCAGTGTCGAGACAGGTCAGCCCGGGCAATACCAGCAGCTGCAAGTTGAGAAAGCCGAACCGGTGGGGGACGGCTGGGTCGAGATCGAGTGGAAGGCTACGGGTTTGGCCGGGGTTGGCACGGACAAACTCACGCGCATCAGGCTCGACATCGACAACAACCCTGCGCACCGGGCACGGGTGCGCGCCCTGCGGGCTGTGATCACATGATGAGGGCGAACGATGATTGACGATCGCACTTCGCATTTCAATCTGCCGCTACCGCATTCAGACAATCTTTTGTCAGAGGACGTCGAGCGCATCCGGCAGGCAGTGAGCGAGATCGATGCAGCGCTGCATAACGCGCAGGCGCAGCTTGCATCGGCCATCGCCGCAGAGCAGACGGCACGGCAGCAGGCTATCGAGGCCGAGCAGGCGGCACGGCAGCAGGCTATCCAAGCCGAGCAACAGGCGCGGCAGCAGGCTATTGCGGCAGAGCAGACAGCGCGAGAAGCGATGGATCAGCAGCTTTTAGCGCTCATCGCCGCCGCTTTGTAAGGAGGAGCTATGAGTTTCACCAGCTTTCGAAACAGTTTTTTGGCCGAAGCCGAGTCGCGCTTGGACGCGGTCAACCCCGCCACCGCCTCGACTACCGACCTGCTCATGGCGGGTGCGCTCTACAAGATGGCCGCTGCGGTGGCTGAAGTCGATTTGCTCGGCCCTTCGGCCCTGCGCCTGCTGGAGACCATGACCGGCGCGCAGCTGGAGGCATGGCTGCAAGACGCGAGCAACCGCGACGCCTTTGAGCGCATCCTCTCTAGCCCCGAGGCCATGCGCGCGGTAGCTGCCAGTAGCACGGCGATGGCGGCGGTAGCGGCAAGCAGTACGGCGATGGATGCCGTATGGGCCAGTAACACCGCTGCCGATGCGGTGCTGACATCGGCCACGGCACGGTTGGCGGTGTACGAGTCCGACACGGCACTGGCCCGACTGCAAGCCAATCCAGCGCAGATCGCGCGGCAGATCGGCATCGCAGGCCGCACCCAGTATGCAAGTACTAGCTCGCAAACCTTCGATTTCGTCCCCAACGGCACGAAGGTCATTCTGCTGCGCCGGTGGTACAACGGTGATGAACGTGACTACCTCAACTGGCAGCGCGGGGCGACGAACACGGGATCAGCCTCCGGGGTCATTCAGCCCGGCGGCTCCCGCGTGCTGTATAACGTGGCGGCCAATGGCACCGTTCCCGGCACCTACAACGACGACGGCACCCGCTGCAATTCCGAGAGCGACCACGCCAACTTCGTCGCCGCCTGTAACGGCCTGCGGCGTGACGGTTGGTACAACGGTTCCACCGCACTCTACGTGCGTTACATCACGGTCTAAGGAGGCAACATGCGAGTTATCATCGACGAAACAACCGGCGCTGTGGTGGGGATCACGACTGACCCAGCGTTTGTGGCGGGGGCGGGGGCGCGGGTCATGGACGCCCCTCCGGACTTCGACCCCGCACACGCGAGCGAATACCGGCTGGAGGGCGAGGCGCTGATCCACGATCCGGCGATCGTGCTCACACGCGCCAAGGCCGCGCGCATTGCCGAGATCAAGCGCCAGGCACAAGCCAACATCGAAGCGCTCACCTGGCGGCTGGAGCGCGCGCAGGAGCGCGACCGGCTGGGGCTGCCGGGCGAGACGCCTGAGGAAGTGCTGCTGGAGCGCGAAGCGATCCGGCGCGCCTCCAACCGCTGCGAGGCTGAAGTTAATGCCGCGCAGGAGGTGGCGGCGGTGCAGGCCGTCACCTTTGCCGTCACCGCGGCCGACCGCGCCACACCGGCGCGCATCACGCGCTTGCAGTTCTTGCTGCGCTTTACCGAGGCGGAAATGCAGGCGATCGTGGCGGCCGCCGAGACCAATCCCGCGCTCAAGGCCGCGTTGCTCAAATGGCAGGCGGCGGAGGGCATCACGCTCACCAATCCGGTCACCCAAGCCGGGGTGCAGGCGCTGGAGATCGCGGGGCTAATCGCGCCGGGGCGGGCGGCGCAAATCCTCGCTGTGGAGTGAAGACATGCGCCAGCGCCTGCTCAACCTTGCCATAACACATCAACCCCAACCTGTAAGGAGTAACTGCCATGTCTGATACCTTTCTCCACGGCATCGAAGTCGTAGATATTGACGACGGCATCCGCCCGATCCAGACAGCGCGATCGAGCGTCATCGGCCTGGTCGGCACTGCGCCGGCGGCAGACGCAACGCTCTTCCCGCTCAACACGCCAGTCATGATAATCACCCCGCGCACAGCGGCGGGGCTGGGCACGACCGGCACGTTGCCCGCTGCCGTGCATCTGATCCACGCGCAGGGCATCGCACCGGTGATCGTGGTCATCCGCGTGCCGGACGTACCAGACGACCCGGACACCACCAATGTCAACGAGCGGCTGGCCGCGGTCATCGGCGGCACCAACCCCACCACGGGCGAGCGCACTGGCATCGCCGCGCTGCTCTCGGCGCGTGGTACGGTGGGCGTGACGCCCCGTATCCTGCTCGCGCCAGGCTTCAGTCAGAACAAGACGGTGGCCGATGCGCTCATCGGTGTGGCGCAGCAAGTGCGCGGTGTGGCCGTGATCGACGGCCCCAACACCACGAGCGCCGCAGCCATCACCTACCGGCGCCAGTTCGGGTCCGACCGCGCCTATATCATCGACCCCAGCGTGATGGTGGACGGCCAGACGCTGCCCGCTAGCCCCGCCGTCGCCGGCCTGATGGCGCGTATCGACAACGAGCGCGGCTTTTGGTGGAGCCCGTCGAACAACCCCATCCTGGGCGTCACCCGCGCCGCACGGGCGGTGGACTTTGAGCTGGGCAACGCCAACTCTGAGGCCAACCTGCTCAACGAGGAAGGGGTCGCCACCCTGGTGTACGAACAGGGCCTGCGTCTGTGGGGCAATCGCAGCGCGAGCAACGATCCGAAGTGGGTGTTCCTGTCGGTGCGCCGCACGGCGGACATGATCCACCAGGCGCTTTTGCAAGCCCACCTGTGGGCGGTCGACCGCGCCATCGGCCGCGCCTATGTGCGCGATGTGCAAGAGGGTGTCAACGCCTACCTGCGCCATCTCAAATCGCTCGGCGCGATCCTCGGCGGGCGCTGCTGGCTGGACGAAGAGCTCAACAGCCCGGCCAATATCGCTGCGGGCAAGGTCTATTTCGACTTCGACTTCACCCCGCCGTATCCGGCCGAGCGCGTTACCTTCCGCAGCCACCTGGTCCCTGACTACGCTACCACCTTGTTTAACAACTAAGGAGCCCCAACATGGCCATCCAACACGTACTCGCCAACATGA